GAAATAGGAGAAGGGAAAAGATTTGTAGGAAGAGAACGGAGTCCGCGAGCTCGTAGCGCGCGCTACTGTGAAAACAGAGTTATGCTTCTTGCAACGTTACCGTGAAATACCTGATGTTTTTGCCGGCGAGATCTGCAATTTGAATCGCCATGTCGAGAATATACACGGATGTGTTGATTACGCGCACTTCATCCGTGACAGTGAAGGTGACGGTTGTTCCGGCTTCGCCTGTATCCTGAAAGCTTTTGGCTTGGCTGCTGGCCCATGCAACAGCACTTTCCACGCATTCCAGAGTCCAGGTTCGTATGACGCCGAGGACTTTTACTTTGCGTTTGTAAGCGCTGTTTTCCCAGTCGTCGCTTTGGCCGTTGACAACTTCAAAGCCTTCACTCAGCCTTTTAGTATCTAATGTTTTTCCGTCAAGCGTAACAGTCATGATATTGCCTCTTTACCTTTAAGTCGCTATTAATCCATGGGCGCGCAACGCCGCAAGAATAGAGTTTATCTTCGTTCTCGCATCCGGGTCTTCTGCCGCGCCTGAAATGGATACATCAGCTATGGCGGATTGCCTTTGACCCACAACTTGCTGACCTCCTTTCTGATAAACACCACCTATATTGATAACACCATCACTCCACACTGTACTAGCAAGTATATCCATGACATTGAGCCTTGACCATCTTAACGCTCCATTACCAAGCGCATAAGTATTGTCTGTCGCAGGGTCAACGTCACATTCAAATGTGTTCATTCGTTTGATGTTTCCCCATAAATATAAATTTGCGAACCGTCTAGAATTTGAGCCCAGTGAAAAAGCGGCATCATAAAAGGGTAAAAAGTCGGTTCCCATGCCCGGAAACTTGTGGAATTGAGGTAGATAACATGAGAGATGATATATTAAACTTTCAGTGTTACCGCTATATTCCGTCACCCAAGCGGGAATACCTAGATTGTTTCTGTGAAGCAGAATGTTTCGGTTGACACTATCTGCGGGTGTACTGACAAATGTGCATCCAATTGTAGGTGGACTTGCGTTATTTTCTTTTATTTCCACGCCGTCAGCGTTTTCAACATAAATTATGTTGATGTTATGGTCTGTTGCAAGAAAGTTTCTCTCAATAACTGTACAAGCAACTATTGCGTCTGCTCCATGTAGTTGAATCAAATATCCTGTGTTGGCTTCAAAATAACTATCTTGAATCGTTAGATTGCGTGCGCCATCAACAAGAACGCCTATGGCAGAATCATGAATATCACAGTTGTCAATAAGCACTTTTTCAGGGTTGTCTCGTATCCAAATGGCTTGCGCAGTTCCTTGGAACCAACATTGATATGCGGTGAGTAAGTCTCCTAAACTTCCTATGAATGGACCTGATAGGGTTTTTCTCAGCAAAAGCCCTGTTGCCCCCGCTCCTGTTGGAACCTCCACTCTACTAATCCAACTTCCCCAAGAACCTTCAGAAAAAACAGCAGCAACTGCATGATTCGTGATTTTCATATCATGAACCGCACATAAGTGAGCGTTTATGAGATGAACTCCATAGGTCCCGCCTAAGACATCTCTTGTAACTAGCGCTCCATTACCCTCAATTTTTGAGCGCGTGATTTCGTTATTATGAGCGACATCTCCAAGTTGAATGCCCGCAAACGAACCGGTATTTATCAATCTTGCTCCCGCACTCAATTGTAAAGCAATGTTACACTTATTCACCGAAAGTGCTTGTGAAACATTGAAGTCCCCGTCAGAAACCCATACGATTCCTCCGGGATTAACAAGGTCTATGCAAGCATTAAGGTGATTAACTAGCCATGGGTGCGCCTTGAAACTTTCTTTTGGCTTATTCAGAATCTTCCGTAATTTCAAATATCCGTAATATCCTCTAGAAAGCAATTTGTCCAAAGAGGAGTTTGGCTTAGGTATAGAAATCTTTTCTATTGCACGTTGAATGTCCCACGCGTCCGCGTCTCTCGCAGGATAAACCTCAATTTTTTGATCTATACCCAAATCTTTACGACTGTATATGGATTGATCTCGTGCATGATGGCGCATATGCTTCCGTAAGGCTTGAACAATCTCTTCATTCAATTTTTCATCGTTTTCACTCAAGATTATTCACCCGCCGCATCTAGAGCGCTCTGTATGAGTGTGAACATATCAAGACTAGGACCAAAGTCTGGCATTCCTGTTTTGCCGTTAATTGCCACAAGCGCATCACTTCTGGAATATGGATCGTTAGTTATTATGTATGTCACAGATTTTTGTGGAGATGTATATTTCTTAATCACATCCCACATTGCTGGGTCTATTAGTGGCGGTGGCACGTTGACATAACGATTCATGCAATGTCAACTCCTATGTTTTCTATGCAACCGCCTAATCCGTCAACTATGAATGAGATATACGCAACATTTACGCTGGCGAAACTATAACTAAAAGACAATATGCCAATCTCTGTGGTGCCTTGAGCGTAGAAATCACCGATTCCAAAACTTACACCCTTTGGCATTCCAATATACGCGTCTTTCGTTGAATCATAGAATAATGAGCCAAGATTTGCGTATAAAGTGCTTAATTGAGGAGAATCAATATTGATAGGAGAATGCCCGTTTCTCAATGCGGTCGTTAAAATCCACGGGCAAGCGACAACACTTGCATAAGCCGAAGCCGAAGTTAGATTAATCGTTATCGTATGACTTACGCCTACGGTGAGGGGAACAAATAGTTTATAACAATATATCCCAAACGCGTCAGTTCCACCGTTTTCGTCTGGTGCGGCTATTGTCACGCCATCTACCTGCACCGATAATCCTGAACCCCACGCCTTATCAGACGTTATCGTTAAAGCGTAAACCGCTTGTTTAAGCGGGCCGAGGGGAGTAACTCTCGCGTTTACTGTGAGAGAAATATCTGTTGAGGCTGCTGTATAATGTTGAAATGCGGAAGTTGCTAGGTCGTTGAAACTCGTGATGCCTATAGAAAAACCATATTGATGAATAGATAATATTTCTCCCACGACCGCGAGGGTTGCGAAGTTATCTGTAGCTCCATAAAGAGAGACATCATATGTGCCTGCATTAAGCCAAACAATACATCCTAAGGAGTCTTTTTTCCATCCGGTTTGACCAAGAACTGAAATGTGTTTTGCCGCTATTGCGTTCCCACCTACTTTGAGCACGAAATAAGCCTCTCCCGTAGGATTTGGGTCAGCAATCGTGGTGCATTCTATTCCTGCCGAGAAATAAACAAGTCTGCCACCTGAGGGAACCACAATGTTTCCATAATCATGAATAAGAAAGAGTGTGCCACTATTCGTGGAATACACTTCCTTGTTTGTAAGCAGATTTTGCTCACTAGTTAAGATTCTTTCCTGTTCAGCTAATAACATGTTTTACTTCTCTTTTTTGTTCATGTTGTGAACCTGATTCTCTTTCTGAGAGGATTATTCATGCTCGTTGGAGTTAATATCACATTTTGAAGGTTTTGTCGGATCAACTTTACGGCGAGTTTCGCGGTTGCCATATCTGCATTTCCCTCCACATTTACGAGCGGAGAGTTTATGTTTATCGTCACTGAGGGCGTCATGTGACCCAGGGGAATAACGGCTTCAGGACCCGCTTCACCGATCAAAGCAAGCGTGGGTCTTGTCACAATGCCGCCCTGCGCCATGCCGATCATCGCCTTAATACCCGCGATACCCGCTCCAACCGCCGCCAAGATTATTGGCACGGCAATACCCAAAGTTACTGTTCCTTGAAACGCCATCCACGCCACTGTCGCAATCACTATGGCTGCAGCCGCCGCCATTATTGGCGCTACAATCCCACGGATACTTGCAGGCAACGCGTCTAAGACAGTGTTAAAAATTATAAACGCTCCGACAAGTGCCGCAACACCCACCAACGCTGTCGATGCGCTTATACCCACACCAGATATTCTCTCAGAAACTTTATGAATCATAGAGGGTAAGTCTCCCCATATTTTGCCTAGACTAGTCAGCATCCTAATCATTGAGGGAATAACCGTGACTACCGCGCTCATCATTGCTTGATTTACATTGCCCTGTGCGAGCTCGGCTCTTGAACATGCAACCTCATATCGTTCCTGCGCCAGTTTCAAATCGCCAGAGGCTAAAGTTGCCTCTTGACTGTCAACGCCGAACTTTTCGACTGTAGCATTATATTTTCTCTGGGCATCTTCAACAGCGTTTGCACTTGTTTTAACCATGAGATTGGCTCTGTCAAGGGCTACTTGAACCGTTTGGATTCTGTCAACGGCGCCATAAAGGGCTAAACCACTTGTGGCAACGTTATTAAATGCGAGGGCGACTTCTTTGCTACTTTTCTCCACTTTATTGTTGGCATCTTTCATTTTGCCGAGGCTGCTGTCAGCGGTCGCGGCAACGCCTTTGATCGTGTCACTTGCCTTATCAACGGCTTTAAGAAGGATAGTGATGTCGGTGCTCAATTCAACGTTTCCTGCTTATTTGCTTGTACCACCAGTTTGCCCAAGAAACTAGAAACTGAAGTTGAAAAGGAGTCAATGATTCAATGTAGTCTAGGGTGTAGCCGTATTCGTGTGCTATTAAGCCGAGGATTTGGGCGTCTTGGTTTTGGTTGATCCAGGCGTCGATGTCTGAGGGAGATGGAAAAAATTTGCGGGGCTCGCAATCAATTCACAGAGGCGTGTGAGTTCTTCAGCTGGAAAATCATCCAGATCCTTTTCGCTCTTCAACTCGGGATATGCCTTATGCAAGAGCAGAAAGATCATTTTGCGCGTGCGCTCCCATTCATCGCTGATTTTATTGAGTTCCCAGAGGTCTTTCGCTGGCAATGTCGTGTATTTTACCTCTCCCAGAAGGGGGTCCTTAATAGTCTTGATTTCCCTTGCCTTTTCCAGGATCTGTCTTGGATCGAATTTTTTGGCTATTTCTCGCTCCGCTGCCTCTTCCTTCTCGAACAGTTCACGGCCTACTTCTGCAGGGCTCTTCTTTGAGGCTTTTGTCGACAACCTTTTCAGGGCCCCTAGCTGTATGTTCCGAGGTCTAGACTTGCAGCTTCGCCAGATCCGTCTTCAATGACTATTCCTGCTTGCTCGTCGCGGAATCCATGATGAAAGATTATGGCGTTGCTCAACGTGTATTTTGGTTGTCCAGCTGGAGTGCAGTTTGCAGGACCCAACAGAATCGTTACTTTCTCTCCTGCCAAAACCATAGCCGCATATGTCGTGTCAATGAACATTTTTTGAAAACTGAACTTGAACGTTTTGTTGCCGCTTTCCAGGACCGCGGGGATGTCGCTTGTGAATTTGTAGTCTTTGATCACGTCAGCGTCAACATCGAAGGTTACGCCTTTTATGTAGCCAACTTCAGTTGCCTTTATGTTTATGCTTCCGTTTCTACCTATCGCCGGAGTTGTGTTAACCATTTTTCATATTCACCTTTTTTTTCTTGCTTTGCGGAGAACCGAGCAAAGTCGATTCTCATTCGCAACAAGTTACTAAGATGAGCAGTCAGCATCATGTCAAGAAACTCGCTTTTGTGAAGTTGAAAATGTGATTCGGGAATATGCTTGAATTCAAGTTCCCATTGACGGGAATATTCACGTGTAAACTCGTCTCTCGAGAGACCTTTCAGGGCCCGTTCGTACTCTTGATGGACGGTTACGAAGGCAAGACCGATCCAGGCTCGGTAATACCTATCGTTTTCGCCCACGTATAGCAGGATCTTTCTGGTTGCTGAGAGGAACGTGAGGAAATTGCGGTCCTTGAGGCCATTTAAGGTTTGATGGGATACGTCGTCGAAGCGGCCGCCCCACACTTCTAGGCAATAAGCGTTAAACAAGTGTTGGAAGACGTGTTTGGCCATACGCGTCTGAGGATAACTAGCCGTGGGTTCGGGAACAAGTTTGTCAATGACACGCATGCACAGATTGATCAGTCTCTTCAGCAGGTGCTCTTTCAATTCCTTATGCACATATGACACCTATGTACATATCACACATATCGCACCTACGGCGTGAAGAAGAGTAAGGCTTCGAACCTGACTACGCCGCCATAATAGAGTTTGCCTTGCGTTCTGATTTCGCCGGGACTGAAGAAGACTGGGTTCACATCTTTGACTGTTCCGTTCAAAGTGGAGTCGGCTATAATTGCGTCCATAACGTCGCCCATGGGAGAGATTATGTCAGCGAACCAGTCGGAGGGCTCGGTTTCACGAATCATCACTATCACCGAAAACGTAACGTGATTTTCAAGCATGGTCCCCAACGCGGCCAATGCGATGTCTGTGGGCTCCGGGTTGATTGTGGCCATAGGCAACTCAGTGACTTTGAACTGTTCGCCGAGGACTACACGTTTGATTGAAGAGATCGCCTCGAGATCCACTTTGACCCGGTCAAAAAGGGCCTTGTAACTAGTATAGAATTTGTTTGTCATGGTTTAATCTGCTCACAATATTCCCAGCATCCAACTTTATATTCACAGTTCTGGCATTTCTTGACAGCTGTGGAATCTTTGAAGTAACAAGGATGCCCAGCGAAATAGGATGTAGTCATTATTTGATTTCGTCCTTGGCTATTTCATTCCACAACTCTGGAATCTTCTGCCGGGTTGCTTCGGCAGTTTCCCGTACGAACGGTTGCGCTCGCGTTCCCGGATGATGCACGAGGCGAGTGAAAACGATTTTGCCTTCAACCTCGAATCGGAGAACAGAGGCGTTGACCGGTCGAATCTCATGCGGCAACGTGCCATACTCCACGTATATTGCATAGGCCACTGTTGGCCCGATCCTTGCTTCGAGGCCTCTCACGTCTTTCCGGATACTTCCCAAGAGCCGCCCGCTTGTCACCGGTGCCTTGGCCGACATCAACGCATACGCGTATTCAGCAACCTTTTTCACGAGCCCTGGTAGAAGTTTGTCGTCAATTTGATTGGCCAGAAGTTTGATGTCTAGGCCGCGCTGTTGGATCTCGATTTGAATGCTCATCCACAAGCAACCATTTTGCGAATGAAAGGAGTAAGCATAACCTGTAATTCCTTGGTGAAGACGTCTGGAAAAATGACTTTCAAACTGAAATCGTCAATGCGGCTTACTGGATTGACTTTGCGCTGGAGGATCTCTTGGAGGCTGTTGGTGCAGATTTGAATGCACACGTGTTTGACGGCGGTGGGTACGGAGGCGTATCCTGCAGTGTAACTTACCCGCACGCTGACTTCAGGTATGGCGGGGATTTTGTTGACGAGCATAAGTTGTCCCGTGTCTAGGTTGAGGATGTAGTCGATGGATGAGATTGTTACCCAGTTTGGCGCGATTCCGTAGCCTTGATCGTTGTATTCTACTTTCGAGGGGGAGAGAACGGGGTAGTAGCGAAGGTCTATCCAAGGGTATTTGTAGTCGTAGAGTTGGCTTGTGAAGGCTTTTCCTGCTATATCAAAGAATCCTATGGGTGCTTGGCAATAGTTTTCTATGAGGCCCTGGGCCTGCAAGATTAAGCTGTCGAGGAAAGTGTCGAAAGCTGTCTCGGATGCGTATCCGAGGTCTTCATACGTGATTTTGTTGAAAGCTTTAATTTCATCCTTCGTGCAATATACCATTTAAAATCCTCTCATTCATAGGCGTCGCGGAACTTGATTTCAAATTCTGGTTTAGTGGGAAACGTCATAAGCTTGGTGTCTGAAAAAGTGATTTCGAATTCTGCCTCGTAAACCACGTAGCCGTCAGCATCCAACGTGACGGTTGTATCTGTTCCAGTCCAGTCATATCGGACTTGACCGTTTGTTGCTGGCGTTAAGATTGTTGCTGCCGCGTTGACTTTCACGGTCGTGCCCTTCTTCATGTGGAATTTGGCTGTGCAACCTGTCAAGTTTACGACTGTGCCATCTGAATATTTCAGTGTAGCCAAAACGGAGGGTTTGAGGTCTCCTTTGACCATTTCAAACGTGATTTTAGTCAAGGGTGATGTCTCCCAGGTTTCCTTCAAGAGTTATAGAGCCAGCGTTGGCTTCGAGCGTGATGGATCGAGATATGAATATGGTTATTGAGTTTTGGGAGATGCTATGTGTAACGTGTGGACAGAGGGTTTCGTCGAAACTTACGTTTATGATGCTACTTTCTAGCGTCTCATTTTTGCCTGGTACTGATCTCGCAAGGCTCATCGGAGTATCACTACATTGAAGGTTTTGTTTTCCATTACCATGGTGCCGAAATGAAGAATGAAAGTTGTTGCAGTCGGTGTGTCAGCCCAGGTGCCGTATCCTTGCGGGTCTCCCTGGAACGTGGGAATGATTTTGTCAACTGTTGGTGCATATCCGAGGCCGTGTGTTACGGTCACGGTTTCAGCGCCTGCTAGGATCGTTGCTGTGCCTCGCCATGCAACCGCATTGGTTTTGCTAGGTCGAACTTGAACCAAATTCTCACGCTCCCAGATCACGCACGATGTAGCGATAGGCAATCGTTCTGGTAACTGTCACATCGGTTGAGCATTGAATGGTAACTTTGCAGTATCCGTGAACTAAGTTGGCTTCAATGCTCGGATACTCGTTTTCCTGTCCTCGAACATATTCGGCATAAGCAGAAGGTTTATCGCTATAGTTTGTTCCGTCCACTTTATTGTAGACGCGGATTTTAATGGTGCCGCCTTCTGCTGCTATTTCCAATGCGTCAAGATCGAAAAAGACAGATAATTCATAGATGCCTGTCTTGGTAATTTCGACTATTTGCGTTTCGACTGTGTCATTTGCAGTTGTAATATCCCATGTAAGATTGCCCGCGTCAACTGCATTTTGCACTTTGTTCTGAACATCTGTTGCTTCTTGCGTGCTTAATCCGAGCGCGCTTTCTTTCGCTTTCAAATGTGCATGAACATTCAAAGTTGTGCAACGCAAATTGAGTAGGTCAGCGTTGTTGAGGTTGTCAAGGTAGCCCGCGCGCGCCGAGGAAAGTCTGGTGAGAAGCGTATCCAAATCAGTGTTCAGAGCCGAAAGACCGTATGTTACATCTGTGAGTAGAGTGTAGGCAGCTGTTCGAATGTTGGATACGTCCAAGGGAGATGCGGGATTTGTAAACGGAAAAGCTTGTGCTGTCAAGTTACGAGTTGCCACAGCCCAAACCGAGGCAGTAGTAATATCATTAAGAGCGTCAAGCGTTGTTTTGGTGCCTGAAATCGTGAACCCCGCCTTATCCGTGAGGCTTCTAGTTGCATAGGCCCAAACCTGGGCAGCGGAAAGATTATTCAGCGCGGTTATAGCGTCTTTGATTGCCTTCAGAGTTTCAGTTGACCAGCCCGCGCCCTTCATTGCCGTAAGCGTAGCTTCAAGAGCAGCGGCGCCAGCACTCAAATTATCAAGGTATCCTGCACGGAGAGCGGATAACCGTGTGAGCAAGGTGTCAAGGTCAGTATTGAGAGCGGAAAGACCATAAGTGCCGTTTGCGAGGAGAGCTTCATTGCCGAGGCCGACTGGAAAGGCTAAGCCGCCGTATTGTTCGGGACTTGCGCATGAAAACTTGATTGCCCAAACACCCGCTGTGTCAGGAGTGAACTGGGCGTAGTAGAGGCCTCCTGCGATTTCTGTGACTGCTGGCGTGCTGAACTGTACGAATGCTTCATCATAGACGATGGCTGTGACGGTTTTGCCTGTTGCAGGCTTACCAGTTGATGGGTCGATTAAGAAGAATAGGGCGCTGACGACTTCGTTTATGGCATACATCTTTCAATTCTCCATTTCAAATAGACTTCACGAAACTTCTGAGGACTCATGGGAATTATGTATCGTTGATTCGGGTGTATTCACATATACTATTGTAGATTCGGCTTGTTGACACCGTAACATTTGCAGCAGTGCAGGTATGCATGATGAAATTTGTGTAGGTATTGTATGCGGATGACCCTGTTTCGTCTATTCCTTTTGCCCAGTTTACCCTTCCGCCGCCGCTTCCTGTTGTGCCGTCAATCTGGAAATTCATGCAGGTTGCATTGACCGTGTTATACATTTGGAATGCGTCTTTTGACGCATCAAAACACGATGTTATAACGAAATTGCTGAAGACACTATTTGAGCATCCACTCACTAAAACACCGTGATCGCTACTGCTATCTGACCGTATATTGTCGAAAAAGCTGTATGTGCATAACTCAAGGAAAACATTCCACAGCGTTGCGTGTCCGCCTCCATACCAGTCTTCACAATGAACGGTCCCACTACTTTTCACATGAATTCCCGTTCCCGTATATGAAGTTGTGACAATATGGTTCAATGTCGAATCCGAGGCTTGTTCAAACAAGACCGTATCTGAAGCCGTGCAAGTTTTGACATCGAGATGGTCCACAGTCAGTAAGAAGCATCCATAGGTATAGACAGCCATCTTCGCGCCCGTGTTGTTTATGCTAACGTATCGGATTGCGTTGTATTCATTATTAGAAGCAGTTTGATTCCAATAGATTCCACCAGCAACGCCGCCACCATGTAAAACACAAAAGCCGCCCACGCCTGAAACAGAAGCATAAGCCAACCCCGCGTTTTTGTTCTTTATCAATGCTGTCATAGGTGCACTGGCGGTTATCTGTCCACATATCTGAATGTCGGTGTAACTTTCTTGAAGCAATGGTGAATCAAAAGTGAAGTTCCCTTTGAACAAAACTGACTGCACATAAGTTCGTCCAGAGGTCAAATTGCCTAAAGCCCAGTTGCCGACTGCGCTTGCGTTTGTGCTTTTGTAGGTTTCGCCCGTCAAAGTTTTGATTGAATAATAGTTGGTGCCGTCTGTTTGAATCACGTAGGTTGCTGTGGAGTCTGAACCGTAATTGTAGCCAGGATTATCGTTGAAAATAGTGCCTGTTCCAGAATCGATAATTGTAGCAGCGCATTGATTTATCGTGTTATGTTCAAGACGTGTCCCAGAGCAACTGGCAGTAGCAATATCAATCCCAACTGGACAGTTATTGATGAAATTATTGTGGAATGTATTGTTATAACAGTTTGTGTCTATGGCGATCCCGTAAGTTGCCGTGTTGTTTATGTGAATGTCATGAATGTTTGCGCGAGCAATGTTACCCCACAAACCAATTCCGCTGGCCCCAGTTGTTTCAATTGATCCTGATCCGATCTCTGCATCATCGACATAACTGGATAGTTGGATGCCTGAACTTGCCGAATTGTAAATGTGAAAATCGGTTACTACAGAATCGAAATTGTGCCATGTAATATTGCCCATTAAGTAGATGCCATAGTTAGTTGCGTTTCGACAGATCAAGTTAGATGCTACAACACCATAAGAAGGCATATCACTAACTGTGTTGCCGCCGCCTTGAATTTCAAAGTTGCAGTCAGTAGAATTATCCATAATGACGTTTGTAGCCATACAATAGTAGACACCGCTGAAAAACAGGTTATCGCCAGTTTGTCCATCAAGTCCTGAATTGATTATGTGGCAGTCTGAAACAATCCCGTTTCTAGTGTTTGTAAGCATTGAGCTTCCTGGCAATCCATAAAAAACGATTCCACTCAGCCTCGTATCTTTGACGGTGCATCCTTGAATTGTGGTGTAGGCAGAACCATACGCTACATCAATTCCTTCATGATAAGTGTCATGCACAAAACAATGAATGATACTGCAATAATCCGCGCCGTAAACCGCTATGCCTTTCGGATACCCCCCGCCTTGGTTAGCCCAGTTGCCATCAATCGCCAAGTCCCGAACCGTTACGTTGTCGCCGTTTATCACCATGAGTTCATCATTTACACCGTTGCCAAGACGCAAAATCGCATTCCAACTTTCACCAACTATGTTGATGGGATAAGAGTTGGCAATAGTCCATGAAGTAGTAAGAGTGTAAACCCCGTTCTTGATGAAAAGTGTGCCCCCACTTGTCATGTTGCCCAGCGCATTGTTTATGACTGGACTTGCGTTTGTATCGATATTTTCAAGTCTGCCTGCTCTGTCATCCGATCCGTTGATGAGACAATAGTATGAGCTGTGAACGCTGACGATATACGAGCATGTTTTCATCATTGCTGAAATCGTGCTGTTCACAGGAATGTTCAAAGTTTCATTGAGAAGTTGCTGTTGAACTTCAAGATAGTCAAGACGTGCCTGCACGTCCAAATTGAGGGTGATGTTCACGCCCTCATAGGCTGCCAATGCGAGTGAAAGAATTATGCCGATTATGAGGATTCCTGCTACAACTTTCTTTTTGAAACTAGCGTTGAGGAAACTGTTTGCTAGTCTGTTAAGATTGATTTTTTCGTTACTCATTCTTCAAAGTTTTTCCCTGCATCTACACCGATGCAACTGAACAACCAATTACCACGATCCAACCGATGTCACCGTCAAAAAATACGCGAATGACTTTGATGTTCTCCTCGGTATGAAACAGTTTTCTGCCTTCACAGCGAGCAACTGCCACAACATCGCCAACATCCTTAAACTTGTGTTGGTCATCACGGATAACCAAGGCTTTGAGCAACTGACTCATTTCTTTCCTTTCCCCTCACGCCACAAAGCAACAAATTCAACCAAGGCCAAGAGTTTCTTGACAAGCCACGCCTGCAGCCCCTCGAATTGGCGGTTCGTGCCCATTGAAAGCACATAGACTCTTACAGGCACAACGGGGGGTAACTCGCCTCGGATGATCTTCGGCCAGCGACATACACCACAAGTCTCATGACGCCGCTTGAGATTATTACCGCATACATCAATGCAGTTAGGAACACCTAGAAGGCGCATCCAAAACGTGTGTTTCACGGGTTTTCGTTCTGGGACCACATAAACGGCTTTAGTATTGCCGTTCTGGTCAAACCCGTACAAGATATGTTCATTCAATTTGTAGAAGGGCGTTATGCCGTAGGCAAGGGCTCGCAATTCAACGGGACTCAACTTTAGCAGTGGCTTGAAAACGTCTTTCATGTCAAGCCAAACGCCCTCCGTTGAAGATTGAGCCATTTTCAGATACAACCTTGCGAATATGGTGAATATGAATTGGTAAATGCTCGATCGCTTTGATGGTCAAGCCAATGATATAGGACCATTTGCGTTTGACAATTTCCCTAGAAAAGGGGGAAGATGATGTGATGTGTTCGGGACCTGAACCTATTCGCGCGCGCTAGCTTTGGTATGTGATTGTGCAGATGCTGTTCGCGCTACCGTATTGGGCGCCGCCATCCAAGTGAGTAATCACGTAGCTTGCAAGTTCAGTCGGCACACGATAGATTTCCACGAGTGGCTCGTTCTGCAGTGCCGCCCAAATTGCGCTTTGTCCTTTCAATCCGACGTATGCAAGTTTCTTCTGTGCGGCGAGGAATGTGGTATCAAAGTATGGGTCTGCGTACCAGTCAAGGCCAAGGCAATGTGCCTTCATGCCTAACCCGCTGGCCATGAGGTCATTCAGTGAGCCGTAGTATTGGGTCATAGCATCACTCGTACTGAACGCTGTCCACATGTTGCTAGGCGATGTGATGATGAAGTCTGAGATGAACCCGTCTGCAGCATTCAGTTTAATTGCGTTTCGCACATCTGCGAAAGTCAAGACTGAGGTTGCAGCTGCGCTTACGGTGTTGCCAGCTCCAGCGGAGAGGGCATAGGCTACTTTGTCGAATATGCCTTGTCGAACGCATCCGCCATGGATTCTGCCGAGTTCCTCGACAAAATTCAAGACTGAAGTGTTCGCAAGTAAGTCCGAGATCTGCGTGACTTTGCCGAATGGCGCCAGTGTAACAGTTCGCTTAGCAACCGTCGGATCCGCAGCGCTTAATGCTGAACCTTCACTCCAGCTGCCATAGGCTGGCTGAGTCAGGATTTGAGTGTCGATTGTTTTGCCGCCGCCTTTCGGGACGTTTGCGATCATGCATATTTCGCGGAGATCTGCCCAGTTATTCAGTTCCAAGAGAGCTCGTGCTTGGACAGTTGTTGGGAGTGCAATGCTGCCGGTGCTTGTCAAGAGTTCTCCAACGGTCAGTTTTGCAGCGTCACTGTCGTTGAATGTGCGGAGTTTCTCTACGAGAGAACGCTTTTTCTGTGCAGCGTAGATTTCTCGCATTGTCATCTTGAAGTATGGTGTCAGGTCTTCTTTGCCTGCCAGTTGTTCGAGGGCTTTTGTGATGCGGTCATCTATCCCTTTCACGCCTGCTATAATGGCTTCTTGAATTTGTTTATCATCCATTCTTTTCATTCTCCTTTCAAGTTTACTTCCCACATTTCGCCCCTGGGCTCTCCCAGAAGGAGTCGGAGGGTTAAGGTTGCCGCCAACCAAAACTAAAAACTGAATTGTTACTTGGATTTCTTTGTTTGCGCTTCAATGACTTCTATGCTGACAAGGCGGAATGCATCTGCTTTGTCTAAACCTTCACTACGCAACTGGTGAAAACGAGCCCAGAACCCTTCCTTCGTTAGGACGCATTTGCAGGGGCCCTTGTTTGTTTCTGGGGCCGGTGATTCCTTCGGCTTTTGCAGTTCGATAAGCATGGTCTCCGCGGTTTTGAGCCTAGTCTCTATTTCACCGAGTTTTTCCTGAGTCTCATAATCTCCGATTTTTGCTGCCTTGGCTGCTGCAACCAGGACTTTCTCAGCTTTAGCTCCCTCAGCAGTGGCTAGGGCAACGATCTTTTGCATTAAGGCTTGGCGATAACCGTCTATTTGAGCATACAAGACATTCATTTTGGCGCGTATCGCACCTTGTTCGGCAGATGCAACTTTTGGAAGTTGCTGTTCAAGGTCAACTAGGGTTCTTGTTGTTGCTTCTATTTCTGCTGCTATTTCATCAGCCGTCATTTCAGCAAGAGGTTTCCTTGGTGGAGGTGCTTGATTTTGACTGTTTAGTTCATTCAAGTTTGTCACGCTCGTGACTGTGAAGGATTCAACCAGTTTTTCAACCGGCATAATACGGGTAAGAGGCACGCCGGGCAAGACGTCTTTCGTGAGCAAGGCAAGACCTGTGAAAACGAGGCCGTGACATACGTTGCCTTCCGGCGTCTGTTCAGTGCCTCGGAGACAGTCTGCCTCGATGCTGACTTGGAGGATTTCCTCTTTCTCAATCAGTTTCAAGGCTTTACTTTCTTTCTCTACTCGGAGGAGGCATTCAACACAGTTGTCCTCGTATTGGGCATCGTAAATGGTGACTTCAGGAAGCTTCTCGTCTGTGTGGTTGAGGTCTACGGTTTTGCCGACAAGACTTCTGGCTGCCTGCAGCAACTCATCTTTCGTGTAGACATTATCGTTCATGCTGGTAAGAGGGAAGAGAGCTTCGCACTTGAAGTATTTGGCTTTCTCATCTTCTTTGAGGAATTTGAGGTAGGGTTTGGTCCAACTGAATTTTTCCTGGGGCTTCTGATAGGGTTTGGTGTCGTCTAAGCCTAGTTTGTTGAGCCAGACGTAATAGTAGTCTTTTCCTTCTTTGCATTCTGTTTTGTCTTTGCAGTAACGCCACATGAAGGCGTCATAGATTTTCTGAAAGTCAGAATGTCTAGTTTCACCTAGTTTTTCAGTGAACTCGCTTTCTTTATGCGCTGCAAACCATGCTTTAGCTTTGTCCATTGTCCATTTATCCTTGTTGAAAAGGTAGCTTTGAATAGCCCAGCCGTCTGGAAATTTGCAGTAAATCGCTTTTATCCCTTGATCTGCACTGATATCGATTGTTCTGCATGTTTTGGCTGTCGAAGGATCTCGATGTCCGCTTCTTATGTAATCTCCTGAATCATCCCATGGCATGTTTTTCACCTAATTACCATAACTGATGTCTCGGCATCAGAAACTAACTTATAGTAATATTAATAAACAACGGCAGTGAGGATGAGCATTTGGCAGGATTAACGTGTAATCTGTGTCGTCACGGTCTGGAAATTGCATGTCAATCTGTTCTCGTGTGAAATGTTTTGTATCATGCTGCAAACAGTGTTCGCAGGTTCTGTCATCGACAACCGCGACAAACATGTATGTCAGCGTCAATTCGATACCTAGTAATTCAAGGATGAGATCCAGCCGTTGCTTCCCTGTAACTGGAAGTTGCATGATTACTTGTTCAATTTTCCTGCCTTGCAGGGTACCTTTTGATTGGACGGATCTTAGGGCTTTACCGTAACCTTGCAGATTCAGGGCCTTGTGAACCGTGCGAAATTCGATCGTCAGATCGGTACGGACAGCTTTAACGGCTGTCCCATGTGCTTCTAGGTTGAGGCGTTTGGGATGTATGCTTTTGCCAGTAATTTCTTTCTTGAGACTTTCAAGATAGACCGCGCGGCCAGTCGCAAGATACTTTTGCAGTAATCGGAAGGGAAGAGCTACACCCCACTTGTGCAGGGCAGGGGCAATTATGGTTTCAAAAGCTTCCGCGCCATATCCAGCGTCAGAAAAGGCTTTTAAAATCGGTCCCCAAACGTCTTTTAGGAAACTGTCTATTCCGCCAGCAACATCTGTGAAGCCTAAAGCTTTGAATGGTATTATGAAAGCGTCAACACCATGACCAGTATCGGCGAACACTTGATTTAAGAATGTTACGAATTTGCTAAAACTGTCAGCACCGTGACCGCTATCAGAAAATCCTAATCCTTTAAATGGAATAGTAAATGCTTCGCTTCCGTGCCCCGTATCAGCAAAACCCATGGCTTTAAACAAGATTTGAAAAACGTCAGAACCGTGTCCAACATCTGTAAAGCCCAGCGCTCGTAAAAGCGTGAATACATCTGCTCCATGACCAACATCAGCAAAACCCATGCTTCTGAAGGGCGTGTTAAACGTTTCTGCGCCGTGCCCAGTCTCGCTGAAGGGCATGGCACGGTAAGGATTAATGAAAGCGTCCGAACCTCCGCCGACATCAGAAAAGCTTTTGGCAGTTGCTCCTGCCGCCGCTTTGAAAGTTGCGATGCAACCAAGCCAAACACTACTCGATGTAAGAGTGTCTCCTGAGTTCGCTGTTCCAATGGCAGAGACGATCTTTTCCAGATAACCACCGCTGCATTCTCCTGGAATCTGTGCGCCATCAAGCAAAGTAAATCCTTGGGTGGGATTACTTTGAGCACGGTAATCGCTTAATATAGCGCCTATCCACAGTTCATCTGCCTGAGTTGTATTAGCTGTTGTACCTGTATCTGAAGTCGTTCCAGTGCCAGTATTTATGGCGGTTTTATCAAGGAAACTGCTCGTCAGAACACCAGAATATTCGCATACGTCTCCTACTGCTCCGTTATATGCGCTTACTGCTAAAGTAATGGTGATTGTTTTTGAAGCTCCCGCGCCTACAACTCCAAACCATATTGCAACAGCCATTCCAGTGGTTGTTTTTTTAATTTGATAAGTCCAAGTTACACCAGTTTGAGCGATGCTTGAAACTTTCATCCCTGAAGCACCATAACATGCTATAATTGCAACGTTCACGTTTCCATTTATAGGGTCCGAAACTTGCGTTACAGTAATGCTGGTGCCAGTTGTGATGAATCCTCTTGCGTTGCCCTGAACCCGCGTAATCGCCATTAATACATCATTCCCCTGTTACTGCAAACCTTCCAAAATAAAGGGGGGAATTTTTCTGTATCAATAATCTGTCCGCTTCACGCCTCTAAGTCCACGTAATCGTTCCCGTTATTCTCCAAGTCTGCCCAGCAGGTTTCGTGCCTAAACTCGTGTTTTGCCTGCAAAGATTGTCTCCTGTATCGTTGCTCGCGTTGACTATTGTTTCTTCAAGCCATGCATATTCTGCCTCGCCTGATACGAAGTCTGATTGGAACACGAGATCGTGGTCGCCGCTTTGTTGTGGGTACGTAGCGTTCATTCCCTTCCATAGTTTGTTGGTGGCCGCTTGAAGACCAGTTTGTGTATCGACTGGAGCGGTAGCTGAATCTCCAACTCCAATACGGGCATTGGCATTGTTCCATGCGTTTTTGGCTGAACCAACTCCTGCTATCAGATAGAACACTCCAATTAATCCTTCATGCAGAAGGCAATTGTGGCTTGCTTCGGCAGTTTCATATGGCTTAATGTTTTTCTCTAAGATTTCCTTTGAATCTTTCGCCTTGAACTTTTCAACCTTCCAAGTTAATACGCCTTTGGCTTTATCTTTCATACTCATAGTTTTTTATTCCTCCTGTTTTCTTTGATTAACCGTAAACTTCTTCAGCCGTAACTTCGAAACCGCATTTAAGGCCCCGTTTCACTTCCAACTGTGGAACCCAAACAAACTCAACCTCCCCGATTTCACCAGACTTAAGGCTCTTGGAAGCGGAAACCTTCACGTTTGGATCTGAAACAGTAATCAGGATCTTCCGCAGTTCACCTTGACTATCATTCTTCAAAAAGACTTTTACAGACTGAGACGTGCCAACCTGAACCTCTCCAAAATCAAGGGATTCAGCACGCGCTTTACAGTCTTTGTCCTTGAAAAACTGCATTAAGATCCCTGCTTCAATATTTTTTGCAGAGCCTTTTTCTTGAGTTGCTCCATTTCCTCAGTCATCGACGGAACAAACCGACTATCCATAACCGTGCCCTTCCCCGCCTCATCAGGATAACCCAATGTTTTCCGAGCCCACGACGGACTTACAACACCATGCTCAATTTCGCCCTGCAGTTTGGTGCTGAGACTTGTTTTATCCTCTTCTTTCATCGGGCGCCAAATCATCTTCACAGGCTTCGCGGTCTGGACAAGACTGAAGAGGTTGGCTTCATGGAACCGTTTCAAAACGCGTTGGTAACTCCTGACTTCCGCCTCCAGAATCCTTTCTTGATATTCAGCTGTGGCCATTGTAGTTGTGCCTCCGAAACCGAGGGCGGGTTCTGGAACTCCGAGGCCTGCAACCAAATTGCGTGTGAAGTGAGCGAGAATAGGCTCGACAGTTTGACGGCCGCCAACACTTGCACTTTGATAGACCTCTTGGATCTGCTCGATTGTTCCGTCGTTGAATATGTCTTCTCCAGGCTTTCGGTTGATCACGCCATTCTTGACTCTGTCATATGTGTCTTTGTCAACGGGGTTATCTTTACCCCCTATCTGAATATGAAGCATTGGATCTGCACGGCGTCGTGCTATCCAGGGCAGTTTTTCCTCCATGAACAATAATGCTTTGATTGTTGGTAGGACGCAGCGGAGGCAGCTGACCCCGAAGAGTGCCCAGGGTTCAACGTTGCATTTGAGATGCAGGATGTCAGCGGGTTTTATATGGTCAACTTTGCCGAAGCTAGGTTCATAATGATATTCTATGATTTGCTGTTCACTATCGAGTTTCAAGCCTATTTTCAAGGGGTTTAAAGCTTTGTATGTCTGCTCTTTCAGTTTTTGCCAGTACATGTTTCCAGAGATGAGAGCGAAAAGGGCTCCATCACGAAACACTGTGTCTGCCTGCAAGTTAGTTAGCAGGTCTGTGATGGCTTTCTTGCTTGCATCATCCTCTGATTCGAGGTCGTAGCCCATTTGCCAAATCATAAACTGTTTGATGTTAACGGCACGAGCAACGTAGGGAATGTAGTTGTATGCGTCAAGATAATCCTGGAAGTCATTGAAGTCATCTGGGTATTTGATGCCGCTAACGGTGTCTACACTGACTTTCACCGCTGTAGCAGGATTCACAGAGGCTTCGATAAGTTTGGCAGTTTCAAGTCTGCCTCGAATACGAGTCTCGCTTGACTGATTTTGGTCTGAACTTGAAATGAGGTAGGGCCCTGGAGTTGGACCTTGCACCGTGACAAGACCTTGCAGCTTAATCGGAGGGGGAGATTTAGGTTTTGGATGCAACTTATTGAAAGGCCAAGGCCAAGACTCTTTCTCACTCATTATTCAAACTCCTGGCATTCGAAAGCTATTTCCATCCATTTCAGGTCTCGGTCCCCAGGAGGCATATTCCAAACCGCATCTACCTTCGTAACATGCTCACAGCTCATCCATTTCCTGCAAAAGATACAAGACCGTTCCTTACTCATTTGTCTCCTACAACTCCGAAACTTACGAGCCCATGCATCCGACGGCGAATTGAAATCGTATATCGCATAGCATCAATAGCATGGTCATTCTCTTTCACGTTCTCATCATACTCAGCCAATTCCCCGATCAGATTAACACATCTCGATGAGATGAACAGCCGGGGTTTACCATCACCCTGAATCGTGAAGCGGCTGCCGAGCTCCCGGATTCCGTCTTCTCTCTTGTACTTGTTACCTTCAACAGTGAGGCCTGCTCTTCGAATCATCTCGATAGTTTCAGGATCCGAGGGATCACAGATTATTCTTCCTCGACCATAACAACTGTAAAAATCTTGCAGCGCCTCTATCAGTTTTTCAGTTGGAAGTTGACTGCCGTAGACTTCGTCGAGGACCCACATGCGACCGTCATGATCGAGACCTACTACAAGGATGCATGCTGGATTTGTCCAGCCGAAATCAACGCCATAACGCACTTCAGTCAGCAGATCCTTTGTGATTTCACGGACATGTAGGGTGCTGTCGAACGTGAAGGTTTTGCCGCCGACCTGCGCGAAGCGGCCGTAAATGAATCTGTCGGCTAATCCTTTTGTGTGGCTTCGGACTATACTATCGATGTATTCCTTGGTTAAGTATGGGTTGTCAAAGATGCTCCAGCGGTAAACCTTGCTTTGAGGATCCTTGCTTAATGGATCTTCGAAGAATTTGTAGAGGCCGCTCCCAGGCGCATTCGGGGTTGTGGTTATGAAGGCGCCTGTTGGATATCGTCCTGGAATGCTGCCTCTGATTCGGCGAAGGATCGTTTTCCAGGCCAAGTCAAACTGTCTGACTAAGCGGCCTTCATCCAGGTGCACAACGTCGATGTTGGGGCCTTCAGCCATCTCCGGGTTTTCGAGACTGCCGAACCAAAGTCGGCTTCCATTTGTGAGGTCTATCCGGTTGTCGCTTTTATTAAAGTCTCGAACCATGGGATTGGTTCCGATTGGAAATCCGAGGAGCCTTTCAAGTGTCGGGATGAGAATTCGACGGACCATGGGATAGCTCGGTTCAAAAATGTATCCGACACTGCCGTCGTGTTCGATGAGCCAGCTGAGGATTTCAAAGACGCCCGCAATGGTTTTGCCTCCTCCGGTGCCGGCGCTGATGAGCCTATATTTTATGTGGTAGCGGTCATTGTGGAAGAGTTTCTGTTTTGGATGTGGTAGATACGGGATCTGTATTTCCTTTTGAATGCTCATCTTGTTCAGGAGTCCACATTTTAACTATAATTTTGCCCTGAGCTTCCACCTTGACGTCGAGGGGCATGGTTTTACCGACCAACCGACAGATGTTCGCGAAGAGACACCTTCTGTCAGCTGGATCCTTCAGATCCAGGTTACTTAGGGCCCGTTGAAAAAGGTCATGAATATAATTCTTGAACCATGTGGGATCTGTTCGGAGGGCCTGCATGTCCTTCCAGATTGTGACTTCTGCAACTTCAAGTTGATTGGCGATTTCACGTTCGGTGAAGCCTTGACCTAGGAGTTCTATGACTTTGAGTCTTCTTTGCTCGGCTTGTTCGGGAGCTCCACCCATAAGTCTATACTTCCCTATATTTTCACGTCAAGGCATGGGTCCCGATTGCCACGAGAATAGCGATTAACGTCATAACCGTGAAGATAAGCGTAGTCATGATCTTTTTATTGATAGATTTTGTTGCATCTTCTAGTGCCTTGATTCTGAAGTCTACAACCTTATGTTTCTCAGTGCACAATTCTTTGACTTTGCTCATTTCAACTGTATGAACGTCTTTTCTCACGTATTTTTCGTTAAGGTTTTTGTCGCTCATTTCTCGGTTCCTCAAAACGTTATGGATGCATGTCAAAGGCTTTTCGCCTAGAGAATGGTAATGTTGCGATCGAGGCTGCCCTGACCTCTTGCGTCAGTCAAAACTTCTCCCTCTGCTACGCGGGCTTCGAAAGGATGAAAGGGAAAGCCGACTGTTTGCATGTACAAGGTGATTTCGCCTGGTGACAATGTGTTGATGGTTTCACCGTGTTTCTTATCAAAGAAGCTGCTGCTCATAATGAAAGTGCGTAAGGTTCGTTTCTTGTTTTTGAATGGAAGTCTTTTATGGGGCATATAGTCGGACTCCCTACTGGTGATCACACTGCTCTCGCTAAGGGAGAGAGGCGAAAAGCGAAAACTTGAGTTATGTGCGCTTTCTGTCTGTGATGGTAGAGGCTTTTAAAAGTTTAGGGTTTGTGTGCACGGACCTGAGGTATGTGAGACACGCGGTTCGGATAATGTCGGTTCTTGTTGTATGGAGGAGATCGGCTGTTCTATCGAGGTGATTGACAAGTTCCTGTTCAAGCCGACAATGAACCCGCGCCTTCAAACTTGTGTTTTACTCCTCTAAACCGAATCTTCTTTTCTGGGAAATTCCCAGATGGCGTCAAATATGCCAGGATTATCCACTTTTGTACCTTCAAACACCGCGAGGATGACCTTCAGATTGTTGTTCTGTTGTTTGATGAGTTTGTATGCTGTGAGTCGTGGACCGTCCCTGAGAAGATTGCTGGAAGGATTCATCTCACATTCTACAATGTAGAACATTGTTCCATAGGTATCGCGTACTGCATGGCGATACTCTACCATATTTCCTTCTGCAAAATACTTGTCCACAATCTTGACGAGTTCGGGATCAGTGTCCTTCTTTAATCCCCCCTCAGACTTGGGATCGTAGATAACGGCACAGGCTACATCAGCATAAAGCCGAAGCTCAGCCGTAGCAATCCTTGTGCTGCCAAATCCGCCTCCTTCAACAGTGCTTTGTGTCTTAACGTCCAAGGCATTTTCCCTGACGAATGTAACTTGAAGAAACTCGTCGCCCAGAACCTCGTTGAGCAATTTCAAACTTGCCATACGAACAAGATTTTGATGCCATGAAGACCCTTTTCGTCCTCCAACTTCATTCATTGCGTTTTACCATCCCTCTTCGAAAATGCTCTCCTTTCCCTGTCTCGTTCTCGTAACCTAGCCCTCAAATCCCAAGGCAACACGGCTAATTCACGCTTCTGAAAACCACGCAACGGCTTCAAATCCTATTCCTCACCGGTCTTAAACATGAAATTTATCGCTTTTCGTATAGTTGGCATTCAATGTGCCGCCTTCTGGCACGGCATAAACGATCCATTCACTATTTTGAAGAGTGCCGTATCTGAAGAAGTAAATTAGCCAATTGTTTCCTCGCTTTGTTTTCACCCAGAATGTATCTGCTAATTCGATCGACTCTTTTGGTGTATGAATAGAAACTACTGTCTCTTGTATGGCATTTTCTATTGCGTTTACTGTTCGCTTTTCAATTATGCAATTATGCATGTTTTTGATCATACGATCACTTCACCTCTATTCTTCTTCCCTCTTCTTTCTGTAGTGATCGAGAAACCAAACCCGCACTCGATCTCCACTGATCACGCCCTGCACATCAGCCAAATCTTTCGGAATGATGACGCATAGGCTGTTGCCTCGGGAAGAGACGCCTAACACAATCATTTCCTTTAGGTTGCCAACTTTCTGCCATTGGCTGATTGAGAACTTTTCCTGAGAAAACCGTCCTCTTACGTCAGGAGACGGGCTAATCTTTTTTGTGGTCTTCAAATTACATTGTCCTCCTCGAATTCGAATATATTTGACGTATTGGAACACCTATTTTTACGTGGAATAGCCATTTTTGCACATCTCGCTTTTCTACTACTGTTTGGTCAGGGGGAAACAGTGAAACCGAGGGGGTCGTGGAAGCATGGACATTCAACATTGTTTTCCTTCCCGTTGGTAGAGTTGAATGATTAATTCGGCTTCTGGAACCTTTGTTTTGGCTGCCAAAGCCCTTTTCACGTGTGCAAGACGTTGTTCAGGATTCAAAGTTTCCCATTGCTCAGCTACGGCCTTGAAGAATCGGGCTAACTGAATATTCTTCTCCATCTCTTGAGTTTCCGCGAGTGTAAGTTGTTTTTTGGTGACGAGTTTGTCACCGTATTTTTGCATGTGTGTTTCATAGGTTTCTCTGTTGATGTAGCCCATGTGATACAAGCCTTCCACAAACGGTAAGAGGCCGGCGTAGCTTCGGCCGACGCATTTGTCGGCTTGAAGCCTGATGAATCCTATGTAGAGGTCTTTGTCGAGGAAGAGCATTACTTTGTGTTCTTGAAATCCGATTCGTCCCATTAAGGCACCGTCCAAATGAAAGAGTGATAGGGGTGAAAAAGTGTACAGTAGCTAGATAGATACAGTCTATTTTTGAAGAGAAGTCTATTTTTAAAAGAGTTCATTTGTTCTTACACCTCTCGGTCTTGTGGCGCAATGTACGGCAACAGCAACGCCTTGAAAATGTCCTCTTCCGTTTTGCTGGCTACAACTATGCCGTCCTCGACGACGCCTCGAGCGGCACTCAACATCATTCCCAACGCCTTCGCATGCACGCAAAGGCGCACGTTGTGGTCTCTGCTACCCGTGCGTATCAGTAGAATGACGCCCCAAGTCTCAGGGGTAGCCGCGTAAAAGTCAACTTGAACCTGGCGGTCTGGCACGTTAGCGAAGGGAATGTGCATGCGAATAAGCTCTGGACCGCTGGCAGCGAATTTGGCGTCGAGTTCACTTTTCATCAAGATCGGAATACGCGTCCACATGAACGGTTTCGGTATGGCCACGATGTCGATGTCGTTGACCTCTCCGCGTCTGCGTCTGATGGACCCGGCGACCTGAACCTTTTCGCAACAGTTCTCGATCGTCTGAACAACTTTGAATGCTAGGCGCTCAGCTTCATCTAGGTTCATTTTGCCTTCTCTTCTCCCGAAAGTTTCATTTGTCGTGTTGTTGTTGCGTTATTATCACGTTGTTGTTGCATTATTTCCTTATTTTCCTTATTTTCCTTACTTTTCCAACCTTCCTTACTTGGAATCTCCCAATAATACCAGTGAAGCCAATCAACATCTTCCAACTTGCAAATAGTTGCAGTTTTATCTCTCCCCAATTGGTTAACAATTGTAGAAAGAAGTGATCTCCGTTTAACTAGAGATTGTGTTCGTTGATATTTTTTGATTAATTCGCTCATTTTGCCTCAACTCCTATGGGGATTTTCGAGACACGTGTAGTCTTCGGTTCTATCGCCCTTATCCTTCGGGCAATTTGGATATCTCGTGCAACAGCTGGAATAGACACATTTCTTCATTTTGAAACCTCCGTTGGGTCTTGTGGGGTCTTGGCCTGACTATATTTAAAGGAGAAAGGAGACAGTCTTTGTGTCAAAGTTTGTGTTTGCCAGGTCAAGACCCATTCACACCCTCCGTTTTGACTTCTTCAAATTCAGGCAAGACTTCTGCCTGGCCCTTATGTTTCTCGACGAAATCAGCTAATGCAATGAGAAAACCTTGACTGACCCGTTTACGCCTCAGTATCGTCGTGATACTGAAGTGTTCACCTTTGAAAATAGGAACTATCCATTCAGGTTTATAGGTGATGTGATGAGGTTGCACCACATACGTTGAGGGTTTCCTTCGTTTTCTTTTAACGCGCGCGCTCATATTAGGCACCCTCTTTAAATTTCACGTTATTTGCGAGACAGTAGTAGTTGCGGTCCGTGTGTTTCTTAGCGATTAAATCCTGCTTTTCCAAGTCATTCAGGGCATTGTTCACTTCCTGAGGAGTGGCGCTCCAATGTTCCTCTTCAACAGCCTTCACAATCTCATCCAGTCGACGCCAAGACTCGAGTTTGCCTTTCTTACCAAGAGCAAGGATCTTACCACGCATGTTCTCAGTGTTGACGGTGACAAGTTTCTCGGTAGGATCCACGTCGACGATAGTGAGGGTTCGCTGTAGACCAATATTCTTGTCACCAGGTTGTTGCAAAAATGGGTGAGGACCTATGCCTTGCGGAAACATCCGACGGAAGAGGCTTTTCAATTCATCGTAGAGTTTCAACCCCTCTCCTTGCTCATTGATTAGCTTTTCCTGATCTTTCTTGATACCCTCAAGAAACTGTATTCGCACCTGCAGTTTATGCTGAGCATCTTCGTCGATATTTGCTGCAACAGGTATGCTAGGCATAGTTGACTTGTGCTCGCTTGAGAGCATTTCTTTGACTGAAAGCTTGATATTCGCCTTCTCCTGGAGTTGCTCATTCTGTTTCTTGAGGTCTTGAATCTGCTTTTCCTGCCGCTTGACAACAGACTCTTCCTCTTTCTTAGCTGCTATCGCCTTCGCAATTTCTTCCTGCAATCCGCCCAGGGCTCGCGACAGATCTGCAGTGAACGGTTTCGGCTCAATCAACGGCGTATCGGCACCGTGAGGACACAACCGTTTGCGAACCGCAACTGTGTCGACGCCGCCCTTATGCGCTACGATAAACGAGCCCGTAGGCAACTTCATAATCTGGTCTTCAGTGATTTCGAGATGCTGCTTCTTGACGAGGAACATGAGGCCCGTTTTAGGATCCAAATCTGCTGAGCTTGTGAATTTGCCGAACAAGTTGATGTTGCATTGGCTCAATGGGCTCTTGTGTAGGTCTGCTGGGCGTTGGCTAATGAGGATTGAGAAAATGCCGATTTTGCGACCGTGCTTTGCTATGAGACTGACTCGAGAGAGACTTTGTTTGGTCACCTGGTCCCACATTTGAGGCGCCCAAATATCCGCCTCTTCAAGGACCAGGAAGAGGACACGCCGATACTTCTGCTCGAGGCGATAAAGATTCCAGAGGAAACTTGAGACGAATTTGATTTGGTCGGCCTCGTCTTCGATATCGCTTACGTTGACGATGAGACTGATGCCTTTCTCGAGGGCGGCCTGCACATATTCATGTGCGAAGCTGGGTTCAAGAGGCAGATCTTGATAGGGACCGCCGATCACGACGACGTTGTTGTATCGTGCTTTCAAAGTGTGCCATTCGGGAATAGGTTCGATGATGATTACTTGAGCGTGGTTGTCTAGGACGTCTTCAACGAGGTCCGCTGCCGCATTGCTTTTGCCATGGCCACTCATTGCTAATATACTGAAGCGTAAGCCTTCACGCTTGTAATCGTCAGTATCAACAGCAAAATCAGAAGACAAACGAAGCTTCAACCTGACACCCCCGAGAGATGGATCTCTTTTGCTAAGGCTTCTCTGCAGGCCTGCGCAATCGGGATTGAGAGGGGAAGAGGAATCTTCGCCCTGAAAAATGAGCGGAGAATGTTAAACGCCAAAACCGAGTTTAATTGGTCATGACGCTTGTGATATCGGCGCCCTCCAATTTCAGCACCAGTCATTTCAGCACCAGTCTTTTGAGGCAAATTTGACTGACTCAGCATGAATGATGGAAAATCGCCCCAAAGAAACCAAGGTCTGTGAACAAGCTTTGGAGGCCCGTAGCCTTGATCTTCAAGTTGAAATTCCCAGTCAGGATCAAACTTGTCGCCAGGAACCACAATGCACCAACCGTGCGGTTTGACATCTATGATGTTTGGGTAACGTTGCTTCAACTCTTCAATTGAAATCATGTTTCTATCACTCCTGCTTGACTCAATCCCTTCATATCAGAAGAGCCGCAATTGGGACACGAGGCTTTACGGCCTGTTGTGAAGTCGTCGCCTCTCATTGATTGAATCTCTTCCAGACACGCTTCAGTGCCGTCAAATCTGCTGAAACATTCCACGCATTCATAATGGGTGTCTTTCGCATCATTCAAGCAACCATAATGCCATAGACGTCCATCTGGTGTCGTGGCTATGTTTCGTTCAATTTGATTATGGCACCAGGTGCAGTGTCTAGCTTGAATTGGTATACTATTGTAGAGGCGTCTAAGACTCATCTTTCTCAGTCTCCTTAGGCACCGCTGCATGCTTGGTTACGTCGAAACGGTGTTTCAGGCTTCCATCAGCGTTTGTGATGTGGATGAGTTTGTAGATCCAATGACATTCAGGGCAGGTCCATTCAAAACCAGTGTCGATTCCTTCATTCTTCAATTTCGCCTTAGGACTCGGAATAGATTCCTTATCAGGTTCATGCGTGTTGGGAGTGGATTCCGAACTGTCAGGTTTCCATTTGATGCTGTCCGCATACAGGGGTTCGTCTTCACTTTCACTTACCTCTGAACCAGGCCCCTCACCAACGCTCCTTAATCTCTCCATCTCTTTTTCCTGCTCTTCAATCCGCATCTGTTCACCGGCTCCCTCTGCAAGTCTTTCTTTGACAGCGTCTTCTAGCACTTCTTTCCCGGCAGGCGTGTCGAGGAGTTCCTTGGCTTTGCCAACCGTCATATCTTGAGACTTCAGAGTTGCAGATGATACAGTTTTATCCATGCCTAGTTCCAGGGTGGAACTAGCGGCTCTCGCCTCTGCAAGCTGTTTGGGCTCTGGTTTCTTCAATTCACTGCTGAGGTATCGATATACTGTGGTTTCAGACCATCCGAGGTCCTCAGCAATCTGTTTCGGAGTCCACCCCGTCATCTTTGCGATCTGATCCAACAGAGTTCTCTTCTCTTCAGCCGGAACATTCCTGCGTTCATTCGCAATCAAACGAGCCTTAGCCAACTGCAGCGGATCTGAAACGTAATCAACCTTGAGTGTTGGCCAATTCGGGTTTGCTTTGCGCCGATGAAAACCGTCAATTGTGTTGCCGAAGGAATCAACCAGAATAGGATAGAGGGTGCCGACCTTTTTGGAGGAGCCCTTGAGACTCTCCACGATCTCTTCATCCAAGTCGTTAGGGCCCTTTTCAGCTTTTTGCAGAGGTGTAAACGGAGGTGCAGACGGAGGTGTACTCGTTTGGGCATTGGATTGCCCAACTGCTTTTATGCCGGCGGGCAAAGCAGAGCCCTGAGGCGTAACGCCGCCCTTCTTCGCAAAAGGTCCAGGCACCGCCCAGGCCTTTGCACCCTGCAAATAGTCCTGGCCGCCGAGGTCCTTCACAAGTCTACACATGGCCCTGAACTGAAATTTGTCTAGGAATTGCTTCGGCTTCAAGACAGCATAGAAAAAGCCGTCTTTGCGCTCTTCAATGTCAAAGAGTTGTTCGACAACCTCGGCTTTGACGGTGAGGGTGTCCGCGATTTTCTTAGCGAAATCGATAGGGAGTTTGAGACTCATTTGGAGCCCTCTGTCAATTTCCGTTGAGGATCATGCAGTTTCAAAGACACCATTTTCCCGATTGGATACGACGTGAACAATGATTCTTTCTCGCTCTTCAACGTCAATTTAAAACTGGATACTTCGAGGAGGGCGGGGCTTGAACCTACCAGGGTGACGCTGAACCACTCGTCTTTCTCGTCAGTTTCACCGCTACTATGCGCTTTTACTTGTATGTCAACTTCGATCATTGAAAATCGCCTCCGTTAGGATGCTTTTCTTTGAACGCCTTCCTGATCTCCTCGAATTGTTCTCGCGTTATGTAACCAAGTTTCCACGCGCTCTTGGCAGTCATCTTGCCATGCCAATCCTCCCGCGCCTTGCGGTCTTCACAGGACTCGTATTCGTTGCATGTTTGCGGGGTGCAGTTGTGGCATTCTCGAACAAAACCTGCCATAGTTTACGCCTCCCTTTGTCGTTTCTGCTCCTCCACTTTTCTGATGAGATCCCGCATCGCCTCAAGCAATGCGTCCGTCCGATGCCCGTACGATGCTTCGATGACTTCGTCAAAAACCTCGAGCAGTTTGACGGGACATTTAAAACCCACATACCGCGTATTTGCGACTTCTTTCTCAAGACTCAAGTTTTCTATCAGCCTCCAATTTTGGTTTGTAGCGGCAACCGACAGCGTATTCAGGGAGAGTGCCAACGTATTTGCAGACTTTGACGATGCTGCAGTCAGCGCAGGGTCCTGCATGCGTGTTGAATTCGTCATGTTGAAAGGGGCCGTCCGTAACTTGGTCGTATGCTTGTTGAACATCCTCAAAATAGACCAGTTTTGCCAAGTAAAACTGCGTGTATGCAAGGCTCTTGTGCCTGAGGATTCTGCGTAGGACTTCGAGGCTGCGGTTGCTTCTATGCCATTCTGCAGCGAAGAAATGTCGGAGTATTCGCGGGTTAAAGTTGTGGACGCCGACCTCTTCAGCGATGGTTTTCACTCTGACCCAGACTGCACTGTCACGTAAAGGCTTGCCCGCGCGCTTTTCCGTCCATGTTTGGCGTTGCCTGAAAACGTAGCCTTCAAGTCTCTTGCCGATCAATAGGCGAATGAGCTCCAGCGTTACGGGGTCCAGGGGAAGAGGGTAAAGCTTGTTTCTTTTGCTGTCAAGAACTTGGAATGTTCGGCTTTGAAAGTCGATGTTTTCGATGCGCAAAGTGCAGATTTCGCCGGTGCGCAAGCCTATTTTCATGGGTAAGCGTATGAGGAGGTAGTCTCTGGGCTCGCAGTTGACGCGTGCGTGATCGTGAACTCGGATGATGTCGCCGCGCCTGATCATGACCGTGTCGGCGGGCCCGCTGTACTGTGCCGTTGCGCCGTTTGGCATGGTGATAGATGCGGTTACGCGACTTCTCCAGTTATCTAGTGCGGTGAATCGTACGGGTCCCTCTTGGGGGAGAGATGGGTTAAACTGTCCGCTGTTTCGTGTCTTCTTTGAAATTTGATTTTGGACTATTGAAGTCAAATTCGCCCTTCTAACCTTGCCGTTGCCGCTGCAAGCAATATAGATATATACTGTTTAAAAGCTTTGCTATAGATGGAGCGCGCGCTACTCCCTGATGTTTGAGAATAAGAATGAAAGGCGAGTCGGTGTGGACCAGCATAAAAGAATAATCTTCGCTGTGATTCTAGTCTTGATTTTCACGGGATTTGTTAATGTCAGAGCGCAAGGTCAGTTTGTTGGAAGCATCAACAGCAACATCTATCATTATCCATCTTGCCAATACGCCCAAAACATCATACCAGCAAATCAGATCTGGTTTGTCGATGCTGATGATGCATTGAGTCATGGCTACAAACCATGTGCTGTCTGTAATCCGCCCGTCGCGGAATTCCCATCAGGGCCCGTTTTCGTGTTGCTGACCGCAACTCTGTGCATTGCCATTCTTGCACGAAGAGAGCTCTCGCTGACCGGTGATGGATTGCCGAAAAATAGAGATTAAAGAAAAAGAGGGTTTGGGGTCCTTATGTGGTTTTAGGAACCAGTTTCAACAGGACCCTTCTGAAAACGTCTATCACAAACAGCAACACCGTAGCATACTGCACAGGAATGAACTGGCCGACCAAGATCATGAGGGGTTCGTAGTAGAAGAAGGTTTCACCGAAACTTTTCAAGTCAAACGTTTCGTTCTTTTTGAAAACTTTCTGCATGAAGCCACTGACGGCGCCCACAATAACCGTTGCTAGTAACCCTACGAAGGCGGGGTTGTCCAGGATCTTGTCAGCTCCGTTGCTCAGGTTACCGAGGGCTTCAATCTTGATTTGGTTTGTCCAAATCAACGCCTCTACAACCAGGAATATGACGGCGACCGTGATTATGATGAGGGCTAAGTTGCTGTTTACTTTTTTCTCACTCAACACTTTCACCTCCTTTGTGACTGGGAAACTCGCAGACTCCGACCTGGAAATAGGAGAAGGGAAAAGATTTGTAGGAAGAGAACGGAGTCCGCGAGCTCGTAGCGCGCGCTACTGTGAAAACAGAGTTATGCTTCTTGCAACGTTACCGTGAAATACCTGATGTTTTTGCCGGC